GAAAGAAACGTGCCTAAGATAGCTTAAATTTCTAGGGTATGTTTATACCTTTTTTACCTTTAACACCCTCTGAGGGGCTTTAAATGAGGTTTTTATTCGCCTTTTTGACCTACCTCTGCGTTTTGTCATAGGTCTTTTGTCAATTAACTCCGAAATCGTGGCTGTAGTGGTAAAGCCATTCATTTGCCTACTGACCTCATTGCCCTAGTGTGTGCTTGACCAAATGTTGCACCTTTTTTCATAGCATTTGCCATTGCCCTCATATGTTTAAGACTATGATGCCTAGCGTGTCTATTCATTGTCTTTTTTTGTCTTGAGGTTAAATCCTTAGTAAACTTCTTAATAGATGCTACTTTGACCAATTACTTTTTCTTTCTCATTTTGTTTTTTTTCTTCTTTGGCTTCTTTTTCATTCCCTTAGAATGTGAGCCTTTTCCAGTATGATATGGCATATTTTACTCCTTAATGTAAAACTGTTGAGTGTACTATAATTAGGATAGCACAAAAAATTAAAATCTGAACCCATGATTTTAGTTCTTCAAATGTATCCCATATTTTTAAAAAAAAGTCTTTCATGTCTAACCTTTCTTTTTATTAATTAATTGTAATCCTTGCTTTCCAAAACGATACCCAAAAGAAGCACCAATCGAAATATATAAACAATTTTGAAACCACTCTGGGCAATGTTGGTCTAAGAAAATAAACCCCTCTTTTACATATTCTTGTGTGAATGGCAAAAAACAAGCAATTAATATCCCACCAAAAATAAGTGTCCAAAATTCATCTTTCCATGAACCTGCCATCTGGTCTGTTAATGACCTTTCATTAAGCATAGATGATGTTGCTTCTGTTTCATAAACTTTTGCTTCAGCTTTTGCCCTAGCAACTTTTACTTCACTTTCGGCTCTTGATTTTTCTACCCTGCCTTGTAACCAAGTTCCAATTAAAGAACTTATTGGGCTGATAAAATTTTGTATCATATGCTTGCCATTCTTCTACATAATCTTTCGGCTCTAAGTGTAACCTGCCGATACCATTTACTATCTTTCATTTGATTTGATGCTTCTTGCCAATCACGATTATCAACTGCCTTTTTCATTTTGTGAAATCTTGAAAGTCTAGGTCTACCAAGATTAAACATCATATTTGCTATTATAAGTTGTGCTTCCTCTGGTAAAACATAAAAGTCATCATATAAATGAATACACTCATCTATAGTTGTATTCAAATCTTGTTCAAATAATTCATTAACTCTTTCTTCGTCTATTTGTGTGCCAACTTCTAAACCATACTCTGGGTCTGTTTCTTTTATCAAATGTCCAATGCCTACAGTTGGGTAACCTAAATGGTCTAAATATATAAGATGGTTTCCATTATCTGCGAGTTTTACACCCTCATCGGCTTTTATTTCTTCTTTTAATCTTTCAATATCCATTAGAACCTCTGTAATACAAAAGCTATAAATTGTGTAGCTACCATAAACCCTATAGCCCAAAGAACATAGTTCAGCTTCTTTACTTCTTTCTGCAAATGATAAATATGATTGCTTTCTATTAACTCAATCTTGTTATAGATATTTACTAAATGCTCTTTGGTTGTTTTGGGTTCTATTTTAGCCATTAATATATTCTCATTTTTTCATTTACTTTAACTAATTTACAATAACAATCATAGTTTTTTTGTTCTTCTCCGATTTTTATTGTCTGATTACTTAAATATTTTTTAAAATAATCACAATTATTTACACTTGAAAAATGAAGCATACCAGATGGATTACCTGCTAAATAACATAATAAAACAAAAGCAGGTTTCATTTTCCGTTCTTCTGCATATAAGCTGAAGTTCCCATATAAGCACCAACTATACCTGCTCCACTTATGTAAAATAGGTTAGATATATCACTCAAGGCATTTACTCTTTCGATAGGTACTATAAACATAGCTACAGTAAAAACACCCATGCCGATTAGGGTATATCTTGCCATTCTAAGTTGTGCTAAATTTTTTCTAAGTTTTGTTTCAGTTTCTTTTATTTCTTTAACATGGCTTAATTCTTCATCTGAAACTACACCATCACCATCAGTATCATAATCTGAAAATACGCTACCTTTTTGAAATTTTTTTTGTTTAGCCAAAGTAAAGCCCCCCTAAAAAACTAAGTGTCCATATTATAATCGTAATTCTCATAAACATACTAGCCCTTATTTGCTTTCCATATAAAAAATAATAAAACAAAAAAGCCTACTATAGTTATAATTAAAACTGTAATTGCTATGGCATTAATTATTTTATCCCTTTGCTCTTGTTTCTTGTGTACAAACTCTGCTCTTTCTTTTCTAATTTTACCCTCTAATGCTAAAAGTTCGTTCCAACCAGATTGCCCATACTGCATCATTATTATGTTCTTTAGGTCTTGTCTGTGTTTTTGCATTTTCTTTTTAGCTATAAGGCTCTCTACAGCCACTTGTTCAATGTTTTCGCTATTAAATAAAGATTGCCACATTGTAGGGTTCTTTGAGCGTTTTTCCATATGCTGAATATCACTATCATTCTGCATAAATGTAGAAACTTGTGAGGTCATTTCAGAGATATCTTTGCCAAGTGCTATGCCCTGCTTCAAATAGTCCACGCATTTCGTAGCACCTGCGAGTAGAAGTCCGATACTGGCAGGGTCGATAATTACCTCCCTTTAAATCTCTTTTGGAAAATCATATATTGATGCATTTCCAGTTGGCATACCATCTTTATCTACTGGTACATCAAATAACTTCATAAAATCAGCTAGTGTTTTGCAATCTGTTATAGCTGTTTCAATGGTATTACAAGCTGTTCTTACTGCATCTCTATAAGTAGCTACATCACTATCTATCGCAGTATCTTTTTCAGATTTTCTTGTAACTTGCCAATCCCATTTAGATAATAATGCATTTGTTGTTTCTTTTGTTTTCTCTATCCAGATTGTTTTTAAACCTTTTGTTACAAGCTGTTTTCCATTTTCATCTAAAACTGGTTTTTTATTTTCATCAACTTCATTTATATCTGTAAGACTACGTTCAATCAAAGTACCATCTGCTTGCCTGCCCCAATAAAAAGTAGAATCAAATGGTTCTTCGCTTGCAGGTGCATCTTCCCATACTAAGCCAAAATCTTCTTTATCTTCATCTGACCAAGCACTTGCCCAATTATAGGGGTGTCTATAAGTGCCATCTGTCCAACTCTTACCCTCTTTTATTATTGTTCCGTTATATTTCCAAGGCATATTATCTCCTATCTTGCATTACTAAATTTAAATGGCTGTTCTGCAAAAGCCAAATAGATGTATGTTTGACCACTTGAGTTTCTAGCACCACTATTTAATCTCCATTTGAACCCATTTGAAACAAAGTCGCATGAATTATCAGAAAATTCAGCATCACCTGTGTTTGCTTCTAATAAGCCATTAACTGCATTAAAAGTACTTCTTGCACTATCGTGTATTATCCAATCATCAGAACCAGTTATTTTTTTAACCATAATCCAAGCAGGTTTGAAGCCAGTATAGATAAATGTGCCATTTGATGAACTGTTGCCAGTATAAGAGCCAAACTTAGAGTAACCCTCAATTTCAGCAAAACAATAAGCCACATAATTTGCTGAACCACCAGTTGAACCATTTGTTCCAACACTAAAAACAGTTGATGTTGGAGCTGTGTTATTCCACATTCCCGTTGAGCCACCATAAGCTGCTGCCGCATCAGTAGTATCTAACAGAAGAGCTTTTGTATTGTCGTTTATTCCACTATGGAAAACACCCCAATTATTAGCAGTGTTTCTTACTTTTGTCATCACCACACTTGGAGCAACGCCTAACCCATGACCAATAGTAGCATTAGAACCAGTACCAGTATAAGTTACAATACTAAATCCTGCATCTGTGCTTGCTTGTACTGTTGATGTTATACTTCCATCTGTATTACTGCTAGTTGTTCCACCATTAGCTTTCCAGTTCCAAGCTACAAAAGTTTCTCCATTATTATTTCTGTTCCTATTTGAACCTGAACCTTCAGTAATTGTAAAACCATCTGATGTAATAGCAGTTAAGTTTCCATTAGTACCAGTTGCGTCAAATTCTGCATCTGTTAGATTAGAGTAAAGTGTCAAAAGTGAATTTGAACCTGCACCACGAGATGAATCAGCAAGCCAATGATTTTGACTATAACCACTATTAGATGACCTTGCTTTAGTCCATATCCAATCTGGCTGAAAATTCACTCCAGTAATT